ACCGCTACCGCCTCCGCCACCGCCAGCTCTTGTTACCGATGTACCTGTGATAGATGACGCAGTTCCAGCGCCACCAACACCAGCGAATGTACTTCCGCCATTACCACCGACTCCACCGCTACCGCCTCCGCCGCCAGCACCGTAAGTTGGTGCGTTTGGATTTCCAGCGCCGCCTGCATTTCCTTGAGACGGCGAGGTTGATGGAGTATTTCCTGCACCGCCGGGATCGCTTGTGATACCTCTACCACCGCCGCCAGAACCACCTGAACCGACTGCACCCGAATAACCTTGACCGAAGCCGCCGCCTGTTGAAGTAATTGATGAAAATATCGAATCTGTGCCTTTAGTTCCTGACGTACTGCCGCCGCCAGAACCACCAGTACCGCCAGCACCGACTCTTAAAGTAAAAGCAGTACCTACTGCACAACTTAATCCTGTAGCTGTTCTGTAACCACCAGCGCCACCGCCGCCAGCGTAGTTTTCACCGCCGCCACCGCCGCCAGCGATTACTAGATATTCGACGCTAACAGCGGCTATACCAGAACTGCCCAATGTTGCTACTAGATTGTTCAACATTATGCGATAGATCCTACGATATACCAAGTGTCTGTGCCTGTCTTAATGCAGGCTGCTGACTTATATTGCCCGAGGGTAGGAGCCGCCGCTACTGCGCCAGCCGATAGGACTGTAGTCGTGCCAGAAGTTACCGCTGAGATCGTGCAGACTCCCACGCCTTCGTTAAGAATAGTAATGACTGAACCGACAGGAATTGCCGCTGTCGCATTGGTAGGGATCTTTAGGGCGATCGCTGTTGCCTTGTTCATAGGAACTAGAACCTGATAGGAGTCCGCGACAGTAAGCGTATAATCCGCTGTCTGGTCTGCCTTGATCTCAAAGGTGACGAGTCCGTTGTAATCGGCGCTGGTAAAGATGTCCCCCGTAGAAGCTGGAAAGCCTGTTGCCATGATTTTTCTCCTAGTATCCCATAATGGATTGTCCGATTATACCGTAAGTCGATGATCCGATGATGAATCCTTCGACTATAGGCTCAAGTGTTGTGACTGTGCATTTCATAGAGTTCGGGGTGATATCCCACGCCAAGCCCTGCACCTGCAAGGTCTTTACGATTGTACTCGAATCAGGCTGGACGTTAGTGATCTTGACATTGTCAAAGTAATCCAGACCGATCATTGTGTCAGTTGGCACGTTAGGATCAAGTAGATCAACAGTCATTGCATCGATGCGAATCGTGGTCTCTGCTCGAGTAGCGACATAGATGTCGGCGATGTCCTGCACTTGCGCGTCTGTCTGCGCTACGAGATTCTCGACGTTCATGCCATGAGGAAAATACTTAGCGATCGAATCTGCATTGCTAGCCGTTACAGTTGTGCCGCCGACTCGCTTCATCGTGGCGCTATTGATGATGAGCTTGTCATCAAAGGCGTATCTAAGGTCAGAATAAGGAATCCCTGTTGTCTGATTAAACTCGATAGGAGCCGGGGCTAGAGACCCGACGACATCGGATCGATCCTTAAACTCGACTTCTCCATCTGCTCGGACATAAAACGCGCCTTGCTCTGTAAACTCTGCAACCTGAATTGCCTGTAAAGATGTTCTAGTCGTGGCTGGATCGGCTTGGCAAGTCGTCGAACCTGCATCGATTAATCTCATTGATGAAGGGAAATCCACTTGATCGAGAATCTTATCGATGCGCGTTCCCGTAGTCTGTCCAGCCGTTGCGCTTGCTACTGTCGAGACGTTAGCCATCCCGAAAAGGCGAAAGGCATCCGAACAGGTAATGTCAACGTATCCAAGTTCTTGCCCTTGAGGGTAGGTGTACTTATAGTCTGTAACGTAGCCAGAGAATAAGAATGACTGACTAGTGGCAGTCGTGGCCGCTACACGAATTTTGCGTAAAGGTGTCAGATAGCCGAAGTAAGGGCTAGAAGGATTCTGCGGATTGAACGATCCGTCTTGATCAATCACTCGAACTATACAAGTCCCAGCCTCGTAGGTATCACGCATGATGTTGCGGCCACGCTTGATCGTAATCTTTCTAGTCTGTGAGCTGAGATCAATAACAGGCTCTGGGACTTCACTCGATGCAAACTGAGATACGCCGATAACGCCATTAATCGGGTCGCCAATAGTAAAAGGAAAACCGAATGTAGCACCTTGGCTAAAGTCGAAAGAGACCGAGATCGTAGCGGGTAAGGTCATACCGCAATGTTTTCAAATCGGCTAGAGCGATTAACTTGATTGAATGATCCTGATAGTGATTGATTGGTCTGAGTCTTTGTAATGGAAGAAGTTAATTCTTCACCATCAATATACAACTTGACGATAGCCTCTGCCTGAGCTTGGGCCCTTGCTTCGGCTTGCGACGCTTTCTCACCATCGATCCATGCATCTAGTAGTTCCCGAAGTGCATCGGTGTCTGGTCTTTCGATGCTACCTGGATCTTTAATAAGCATCTCTTTACTTACACCTAAAGAAGCTGCTGACCAATTAAGAATATCGTCGGGTATCTTCCAAGCCTCAAAAGGGTTAGGAGCTTGAGGAGTAGCCAAAAGCAGGGCTGCAAGTTCGTTCTGGCGCTTGACGGCTGCATCTAGTTGGCTTGCAAGTTTAGTCGCCGCAGCGTCATTTTTATCAAGCAGTGCAAGTTGGAGGTTTAGCGATAGACGATCGGTCTCGCTAATCTGCCCCTTTAGTCCAGCCGTAAGATTGATACGATCTAACTCGAGTGTTCGGGCTGCCTTATCAAGCGCAGCTCTTTTCTTGGCTTCTGCCGCGCCTTTCTTTTCTAAAGCCAATCTTTCTTTTTCGCGCTTCAAGCGTTCTTTTTCAATAGCATCGCGTTTGGCTTGGTTAGGATCGATGAAAGTTCCACCGAGAGCAGATGAAGGATAGCCGCTCATGCCTGGCTTAGTCTGATTACCAAACTTACGGATAACATCTAATACTTGGCCAGGCATGCTAAACTCAATTAGTTTAGGAAAAATATCAGTAATGTATTTTTCGACTCCAGGTAATTTTTTAAATTCCGCAATCATTGTTGCGAGACCCGTAATAACTTCGCCTGTGTATGTAGCCAAATCTGCCATTGCATCGGCGAGAGGCTGGATGGTGTTTCCTTCGCCTGAAAGAATAGTCAAAGAATCAGTCAGAGATTTTCCTATAATTTCTTGAGCGTTGCCAGCGGCTTCGGCAAGTACACGCATTTTGCCCGAGTAAGTAGTTAATTCCTCACCTGCAGCGCCCTTAAAAGTCTTAGTAAGTAGAGCTAAACCCTTCTCAAAATCCAAAGTTTTTAAATCTGCTTGGCTTAGGCCAAGGTTATACTTTTTAAGTCCTTTAGTATTTCCCACATATAGCGCGGCAAGGTCTTGATTTACCGAAACTAAATCCTGACCCGATCCAGCGGCGATATCTAAACTTGCATTAAGTAACTCATTAGATTTTGTAACTGATCCAGTAGCGGTTAAAAGTTTCTGATATGCCTCGCGCAGCACTTCACCTTGGTATCCAAACTTAGCCGAAATCTGGTCTAGGTTCTGCTCTATAAGAGGAGTCTCAAAGGCTTGACCTAGATTTTTTACTACGCCTGCTAAGCGCTTGGCTGACTTTTCATTTTCTGCAAAAGCTTTAACTGAGTCTTTACCAAATTTAATAACAGAAGCTGCAGATAAACTAACCCCTAATAAACCAACAGCTTTATTAAGCCCAGAAAGTGCTTTATTAGCATCCTTAAAACCTTTTCCAACGCTTTCGGATATAATCCGAATTCTTACGCCTTTTTCAGCCATTGATCTTTCCCTCCGCAAGTCTTATCAATTTGTCAACGGCTTTTAAGATAGCCGCATTAGCCTTGCCTTCATCCTTAGCCCACGCCTTACGAATGCCTCGGCCGTAACCCTGAGACGATTGAACGCCCGGGCCAAGACCTGCAATGAATTGCGAGCCCGCGTTAGGATTGTTAGATCGAGATTGATTTTTAGATAGGCGAGTTTTGCCCGAACTAGTTTTAGGACCGACCCATTCTTGAGGGTTGCGAGCAGATTCCCAGATCGCGCCCATTGGGCTCTTATTGATTATCTGGGCTAAAGATTTGAAACCTTGGTCATTGGCTCGACTAGGTGCGATTGAATAAGTAATACCACGACGCATCTCTGCGCTGTCATAACTCCAGAATCGCTCTGTCTTCTGCCATCCGCGCAGAGGAGATGCAGTTGGGATAAAGCCTTTAGCCTGAGCAACGATAGGCTTTAAGGCATCCCTCATTTCTTTCTGAATTTCTTTAAGAAGATCAGGGTTAAATGATTTCAAAACCTTGCGAGCTTTAATTACGCCTTTTACTTCTGTAGGCATCTTGTTGCTCCTTCGCTCGGTCTTTCAATGCTTTCAGTAACATCTGTAGCATCGATGAATCTAATTCAATTAAAGATTGTGGAGGGATAGCCGTCTCAATGCTCAATCGAGCTATGAGATAGTGGATGCTATCCCTGCCTAGGCCAAAGGGTCAGACTCTGCAACCTCGACAGACTTAAGTCCATCAAGGAAGTCCGGCCCGAATGGCTTGACTGTGACTCCACTTAGTCTAAGGCCTTCCCAAGAAAGCCAATAGATCGAGGTCTGCATTTCATCATCGCGGAACGCTTTGTGAAATCCCTTTTTTGCATATAATTCGAATGCATATTCAAGCCTTGGCGTGATCTCGATATTATGCACTGTGTTATCTACCATCGTTACTATTAACTTTGCCATGTTTTGCCCCTTTGTTTAGTTAGTTATTACCAAGTGCCTGTTGTGGCAACAGCGATTGTACCAGAGACGTTAAAGGACAAACTTTGTACTCCGAGGTCGCCGACAGCGCCGTTGACATCTGTAGTATTGTTGATCAAACATGTCATGGTATAGAGAGGGTTCGCAGCTGAAACAGTAGGTGTACCTGTTGCATCTTGAATTACCTTGATAACAGCGTTAGTACCCCAGACGCTTTGTAGTGTCTGCAGAACTTCGTTGGCTTCTGTGTCATTCAAGAAGTCGATCGAAATTGAACCAGATTCTAGGCCCTTTACGAAAGTGTGCCCGCCCGACCCCATACTTGTGGTTTCTAGCTCATCGAAGCTGCGATTGATAGTAAGTGAAGTCACTCTATCACTTAGGTCCACAGTACCGATCTTTAGTCCTACCTTGTTATTTAGAAATACTGCCATGATTTATTCCTCATCTTTCTTAGATACTGGCTTAGGTGTTGCCTTTGCGACCTGACCGATTAAAGCCAAGAACGCATCATTTTCTTTATTCCATTGTTCCATATCGGTCATGAATTAACTCCAACTCGTAAGGACTGAGATGTTGATATTGCAAGTAAGCAAATCACCTGAGACGGCACTAAGTACGGCTGGAGCCGATACATCTGTGACGTTATAGGTGTATGAGGATGCCGCGAGCAAGTTGAAGACTCGCACTACGTCATTCTCAATTCCATTGAGGTTGCCTTCGTTATCCAAAAGGGGAACCATAATTGATATTGTAAAGTTAGCCATTGGTGAAACTGTGTTACGCCATCCGTTAGATGGACTTATGTAAGGATCGGATGGTGCAACAATAACTGAATTCGCAATAGGTGTTGCAGGCGGAAATGAAAATACTGAGTAAAGTGTATTGTCTGTGAGAGCTGCTGCGATACCTGCGCGGAGTGTTGAGATGGCGGCCATTAGCCCACCATCGATCTCGGATCGAGATAAGGTGCAAGCAATCCACGAACGCGAGCCAGAAGGGTGTTTCCCATTCTGTAAGGTGAAGGCTGATAGCCATCGATAGTTACGCCGCCGCTTGATGGGGCTTGGCGAGACTGCCAGATGTCAATCGAGATCATAAGAGCAGCTTCTTGGATCGCTGGGACTGTTGAGGGATCGAGATAAGTATCTGCTGCAAGTAAGCCATAAGGGTTGATCGGATGGCGCGGAGTTACGGCGTTGTTGTTGCCAGTAATCGCATAAGTGATCGAACGGGTGTCTCGACCTGTAATGGTCTTTGATCCGTTGTGCTTAGACCCTGCGCCTGTAATGTTTACTGTCTGTCCGACGTATAGAACATCTACGATGGAATCTGCAAAATAAGAAGTGCCTGTGTTGGCTGTGTTGCTATGCCCAATAATTGAGAGAGTGTTTGCCCAAATGAAAGGCAGCAGGACATTATCTGCAGCGTCACAGACTTGCTGTAAAACTGCATCAGCGTAGAGAGTGCCAACGCCTAGGGCGGTGCGAAGCTCTGCAACTGTTGTCAATGCCATGCTCTGATCCTTTCTAAAGACTGGCAGGGTAGAAGGGCACTACCCTGCCAGCGACTTAGTTTGGCGAATTACGCCTTATTATTTTTAAAGCAACCAGCCGCCACCTTTGTGGCAATGGCACCAAAACCATAATAGCCAATGGTGACCTGACCTGCTGCTGTTGATTCAGCGCGTAGGCGGTAAGTTGGTGACTCGTACCATGTGTACGCATCTGGGTTTACGACGAGGATTGTTCCATCGCCATCGCCTGCGTTTGTAGGATCGACGTAGAGGTTAAGACCTGCGACGTTGCCTGTGAGTGATGTAGGTGTTATTGCTCCGCCTGCGTTCATTGGCTGGGAAGCTGTGTAGATTGGACGTCCTGCATCGTTAAGAGACATGATGTTAGACCATTGTCCTGTTGATACGACCATGTTACGTGCGAATGGATTTGGTAGTCCTGCTGTTGCGCCATAGACAGATGCTGATCCACGAGCAACGATTCCGAGGAGTTCGGCTGCTGTTGGGTAAGTAACTGTTGTGGTTGCATCTGCTGTTGCACCTGCGATGAGTGCAGCGTTTACGGCTGCGTTAGTTGTCTTCGCATAAGCTGCTGCCATGTTGCGGACAAGCTCATCAAAGAACGCTGGAGATGTACGATCAAGGAGTTCGACAGAAAATGTCTGCTGTCCTGCGTACTTCTTTACAGATACTGACAAGAATGCTGCATTCTGATCTGTGTCAGAGAATGCTGCGTCTTCTGCTGTTTCTGCAACTGTTGGCATTTGTGTGATCTTTGGAATCTCAAAAGTCATGCCTGCATCTGGAAGAACTCCGCGTGAGATCGCATCGATTGATGGACGGATAGTTGTACCGAGAGGATTGATGATCTCTGAAAGTTGACGTGTTGGCACAAGACCAGCGTTGTCAGTTGTGTTGTCCGCTGCTGCGATCCATTGACGAGCTGAGTCGTCTCCGAGTGCTGCGCGGATTGTGTTCTCTGCGTATTTTGCAGCTGTTAGTTCAATGCGTGGCTTTGAGTAAGCCATTGCTGTTACAGCAGGGCGAGCAGCTTCAACTGCGGCAGCCTCAACTGTAGGTGTTGCTTCGACTGCTGAAGTGGTGTCTTCCACGGGGGCTGTCTCGCTTTCTGTTGGTAGGGTTTCTTCTACGGCTTCATCCGATGAGGCCGCGATATCGGTGACCGCTGCAGATTTGAAAGCTGCTGCTTGCACCAAACTTACTTCGAGGAGGTCGGCACTCGATACATACAGCACGCCATTCTTAGGCTTGGCTGCATTGACCATGACTCCGACTGATAGACCAGTACGAAGTTCTTCGCTGGCTTCGATGAGAGCATCTGTGCCGCGTGAAGATTTAGATATCTTGAAAGAGGCAAAGATTCCATCCTCTGTCTCGTTAAAGAATTGAGCGCGGCCGATTGGCTGCTTAGGATCATGCTCAAGAAGGAGCTTCACTTTAGATGAGTCAGCGATATTAATCGCGCCACGCTCAAAGACAACGGCTCCAGCGGATGTGTTACCCACTTCGCCATTAAAGGGAACGATCTTTCCAGAGATAGTGCGCTCTGACGCATCTGCTGTGAGTTCTGCTGAGAATGTGAGCATCTCTTTCATTGCATGCCTTCGCTTCCATTAGGTGTTAGGTCTGTCATTTCCATGGCTTGTTCTTGAGTGATCAACTGGAGATCAAGCATCTCGCGAATAATAGATAACTCTACGAGTGGGTCTGTACGCAAGAAGTTTTTGTCTATGTCAAACTTCACGATGTTTCCGCGAGCTGTAATGTCATCCATTGAAAGACGATCTTCGATTGCTGAAATAAAAGGCTGTAAAGATAGACTCAAGAATTGCTTACGCTCATCTGTTACGTTGGCGTACGTCATGGTCGAATTTTGGTCGGCTGAGACGTAGTAAGGTGGGATATTGCAGAGACGAGCGATTTCGGTTGCTAAGTTCTGAATAGCCTCGTTATACATCATGTCTTTAGGGCTGAATCCGACTGTCTCATACTGCAGAGTAGAAGTGAGATAAGCCGTTGAACGATTTTGACGAGCATTTTTGAACGCTGCAAGCAAGCCCTGAACTTCTGCAGGTGGCAGGTCTGCGCCTGTGTTCTTGAGGTATCCCGTAGGCATTGGAGTCGCTGCTGCAATGACTGAAGCCTTCTGAATGTCCAGAGCTGCGCGGATTGTCGAAGTGCCTGTGTTAAGGATGCCATCACTTAGCGATTGGAATGTGATAAGTGAGCCGAGGCCGTCCATTGGAACTGTTGTGCCATCGATGGCGTAAGACTTGACGTATACATTGTCACGATCAAGTGTTGCAGTTACGCGACTGTTAGCAATCCACTCGAAGCGAGAAGGGCGACCATCTTCCTGATAAGTCTCTACAACTTGCCAGAATGCCTGTCCGTAAAATAGAAGTGAATCAACTGTGTAGGCAATAGTTACTGAACGAGGCTGAGAGTAAGAAGGCTGATCGAGCCATAGAGGCTTACCTAATTCTTCGCCTGTTGATTTCTTGTATAACTCAAGTGGGATTGTGCCGATTGTGCCAGCCAGAAGGTTGCGGCAGCGAGCTAGCGCCGGGACTCCCATTGCCTCGGTGCGTCCGACGTAGGCAAATTGGAACGGCATCGCATAAGGCGAATACTCACCTAGGACTTGCGGTGCGTACTGCGCTTCGATATCAGACTTTGGTGCTGCACCTGTGAGGCGCGAAAGGATACCCATAGAGGGCAATTATACACTACTCGGTGTAAATTGCTGCGATCTGTTGTGGTTTCATTAACATTGACACGACCATGGCTAAAGAGATTGGCGCAGATACATCGCCTGCGCTCTTACGTTTAACGATGCGCCAAGATGAATCGTTAGTCTTAGCCGCGCAGTTATTCATCTGTTTGATTAATTCTTCCTGCCCGTTATGCACGACGCGACTGTTTACCAGACCATCGAGGAGATCAGAACACGCCTGATAGAACTGCTGACCTGAGACATCCTGAACTATCTGACCAGCATTGGCCAATCTTTCAGCGATCGATTGCGTGGTGTACTTGTCATAACAGATCATCTTGGGACGATATTGATCAGCCCATCCTTTGATGTCAGCTGCGATCTTGAGATCATCTACCGAAACCTGCGACTCCCACGTCTGTAGGATTCCCACTCCGATTCTTCCGTCACCCATAATCTGACCAGCAACGAGGCTCGCGTTTCTGCGAGATGGAGATACATCGAAGCCAAATACTGTATAGCCGCCGATCGGAATCTGGAGCGAGGCATCGCTGGTCGCCTCAAGTACGCCATGAGGCCATGGACTCTGTAGAGAATCAATCCATTGACATAAAAGTTCAGTTCTAGTGTCTTCAATTTTATTAGTTGCAACAGCTTCTTCAAGGGACTCCTCTGTAATCGTATATCCAAGTGCAGGGTTGGCGAATGCCCACCCGTTGCGGTCTGTAATCTTGCAATACTGCGGCGCTGAATACTCATAGAATCCGAATGACTTAGGAGGTGCAGAGAGCGCCCTCTCTCGAAGATTATTGAGAGTTTCTGAGAAGGCATCTCCAGCATTGCTACTCAGAAAGGTCTGGCTGTTAGGCCTAGCGCGAGTTGTAGGGATGGCAGCGGTGTAGCCGTCTTTACTGATCTCTCGAACTTCATCGATCCAGAGAAAGTCAGCGGTGCGGCCACGAGATGAGTCACGAGTATCAGATACGAGGTCAAGGGTTGCCCCGTTAAGTAGCTCGATACGTTCGCCGCCGTTGGCGTAGCGGATGGCTTTAGTTCCTGCCTTTAAGTGAGGTGCATTCTCAATAATCCATGCGATCTCTCGAAAGGTCATCAAGGCTGTCGCTCGGTTGGACGACATGATCAGGTGCTTCATCTCGCCGCCGTAGAACAGGCCCCAAATGACACGCATGCGCCCTAGGTGGGACTTGCCATTCTGTCGAGCTACTAATAGCAGCGATGTCTTACGAATGTAATTACCTTTGGCATCAACTCGCATCATGTCATCTAAAACCCAACGCTGCCAAGGCATGAGAGGTGTGCCTAAGTCTTCTGCCATCTTGGCGATCTCATCTGCTCGGGTTTTACCCTTGAGAAGTGGACTGTGAAGCCTTGCCTTGATTGCCCCTCGTAGGGCTTGCTTACGAGCTGCCACTAGTCAGGACTGTCTGTGACTGGTCGGGCTGTAAAGGGACTGTCTCGGTGAACTTCGGACTGCATCGGGTATATACTCTCTAT